GGCATGTTCATTCCACCTGTATTTTCCATATGCATTTTAACTTCTTTAATTCTATTAAAAAGTCCTCCTCTATGTATTTCCATATCCAATGTAGATGGTGCACCTCCCATCATTGGAGCCCCTGGCATCATCATAGGTGCAACACCTGCAGGAAATGCAATATTTCCATAAGCGTTTCTTATAGTTCTATCAAGTTCCCTATCTTGTCTGGCATCTCTTCTATCATTTCTTCTATCTTGTCTTCTAGCTCTACCTCTACCAAATCTAGCTTGTTCTAATTCACCAGATTGCATTTGCATTTGCATATTATCAAACTCATTACCAGCAGTGTTTTTAATAATATTCTCGTTATTAAAATTTAACAAAGCATTTTTAATAGGTTGTGTATTTGCAGCAAAATTGGTAGCTGAACCTACTGCAGATTCTTCATCCATAGACATACCTACTTTGGCTTCTTTAAGTTTTTTCTTTATATAGCCATTTTTACCCATAGCCAAAGCTTGTTGATTAGAATTATTAGCTTCAGCAGCAGCAGCTTGCTGTTCACCTTGTGCAGCTTGCATTTCTTCAATAGTAGTCATTACTAATGCTTCAGCATCTTGTTGTGGAGCTCCAATTTCAATAAGAGATTGTATAATTATTTCAGGTGGAACTTGGCTTTGTAACAATTGTGCAACAACGTCTTGAAGATTTTCTCCAGACTCTATAGTTTCTTGCAAAACTTGCATTATTTCCATAAGATCTTCTTCAGAAGGACCTTGTTGTTGAGCTTGTTGCATCATAGCCATTTCTTCTTGAGAGGGCTGTTGAGGAGGCATATTTTGCATAGGCGCCCGACCTTGTGACTGTTGCATCATCATCATTTCTTCTTCAGATGGTTGTTGCGCACCCATTTGAGCAAACCACATTGCAGTAGGATTCATTACTCTACCTTGTTGAGCACCACCTGCTTTATAAATTCTGTATTTTTTTGTTGACATATCTTAAGTACTTATATGTAATATACTAATTTTTAGTTTAATGTTTAAACTTTATTTATTTACTTTATTTTTTTTATTACCTAACTATTATCTTTATATTTCTAAAAACTTAATTGTGTTAATCTATCTTTTCTTTTAAAAATAATTTTTATAACTAAATCTATCTAAGATTCCATATCGTGAATCATACTCAGGACCTCCTGTTATTCCTCCGTCAGGATATTCCTCTATAATATAACCTCCAGCTTTATACTGTTCTACTTCTTTATCAGTAAGTTCCATTATTTCTCCACCATATTTTAATTTGTCTAATTGTGTCAAAGCTTTTTGAAAATCTTTTACTCTAACAGGTGTTTGCTTATACCAATCACTGTTAGCAGCTTCAGCTGCTGCTTTATCAAAAGCTCCATCTTTCATTAACCTCCATGTATTTTTATGCTGTGTATTCCAAGCTGTACCTAATTGAAAATTTACAGCTGTTAAAGCTTCTACAAATTTAGGATCATATATTTGCAATTCTTTAGCTTGTTGTTTAGCAGCATTAATAGCTTTACGGCTATCTTGTACTAACCATTTATCTATTTGAGGTTGAGGAATAGTTGTATGTAAAGGGTATTTTATTATTTCATCTTTTGTTAATTTATGACCTACTCCTCCTGTTAAATAACCCTTAGTATCCTTATATGTTTTATCTTCTTCACCTTCTCTTAATTTTAAATGCGTCATAATACGAGATTCATTTATTTCAGGTTTAGAAACAATGTTAGGTTTAGAAACAAGAGTAGCATATTTATTAAGAACTTTATATCTAGAAGGTACATTACCTGCTGTTAAAGGTTCATAATTGCCGTTAATCATTTTAAACCACTCTGTACCTCTTTTAGCATATTTATTATTATTATAAGTATAATAAGAAGGAGGTGGAAGATGACTTACTCCTACAGGTTCTTGTTCTCCATTTTCATCTTGAGGAACTTCTTCAACTATATAACCACCATTTCTGTATGCTTGAATTTCAGCATCTGTAAGATCTATGAATTCTCCACCATTTTTAGCTGTAAACAAATCTATATTTTCTGTTTGATTGTTACCTGCATCTGAAATTGTATTCAAAAGTTTTATAATTTGATCATCACTATAAACTTCTTTTAAGTCTTCTAATGCGTTGCCAGGTTCAAGTTTTTTATATATTTCAGGAGTTACCTTTTCTTTAAACGGATTGTATATATTTTTATTTAAACTGTTATTCCTAATATCATTTAATCGAGCTCTAGTTTCCGAAGGAATTGTAATCTCCTCTATTCTTTCATTTACTAATTTAATAAATTCATCACCTAATTCTTTTTCACCTAATTCTTTTTCATATTTTTTATAGAACTCTCCCTCTCGTGTCTCTACGAAAGATTTTGGTTTAAAACTTTTAATAAGATTAACATCACTTTTAGGTATCAATCTTTCTCCATAATAAAAATTACCATAAGGCCTATCTATAGAATGAGAAACTTCATGAGGTATAGTACCTTCTTCAGAAAATCCTACTGGAGTAATAAAAATTTGCCCATCACGTGTCATTGATTTACCATACATTTCATCAGCCTGTTCATGGTTGTGAGGAAGAAGCTCTATATCAGGTGTACTAATTAAATTATATTTTCTTGCGGAATTCATTGCTTCAGCAAAATAAGGTTGTGTCTTCATGCTCTCATCTAGCATTTCTTTATATCTAGGAGATTCCATCCATTTTTTTTGAAATTCTTTAGCAGAGACTAATTTATCATTTTGCTCAGACTGTATTTTAGATTCATTATTTAATGTAGCTTGTGCGTTTAAAATTTTAGTTCTTTTACCTGTAGGATCATTTATTGGACCAAACTTATTTCCTGAACCAGGTAAACTTATAAACCACATATTATCGCGTTTCATATATGTAGCTTCAGGTCGTCCTTTGAAAGAGTAAGTTGCATCATTACTATAATATTTTTTTGCATGTTTATCTAAAATAGCACTTCTTGCAGCTACATCGCCTTTAGATAAAGGGTAATACCTACCATTAAATTCTTTTGACCATTTACCGTTTGAATCTTTTATGTAATAGTTATTGTTGTATTTATAAGTTCCACCACCATCTTTAGCCATCGGTAATTCTTCAACTATATAACCATTCTTAGCATAATTAAGAACTTCTTTTTTATTTAAATTTAATTCAATTGAACCACCTTCTTTCCAGTAGTTAGGGTCTCCGCCAAAAAAAGCACTTACCCCATTGAGAAAACCATCAGCTTTATCATATCTTGCTTTAGCATTTATTATAGGATTTAAGTATTTTTTACGAACATTATATTGTTCGATGGGAGTTCCAAATGCACCATCATACATATCAAAAGGTACATCAATAACTGGATCTAAAGCAACTGCCGATCCTGCTTCCCATAATGCTTCTCCTGCATATGTCAAAGGTATCTTAGCTAAGTTAGCAGCGCCAAATATTGTATTAAAAAAGAAACCTCCATCACTACCAGCATATTGAGGACCTATATCTCTTGGGTTGTTCTTAAAAGCCGCTAAAGACCTTGAATACTCATCTGATGTACCACACTTGCCTAATGTTGGTATCCACATTAAACCTTTTTCTTCACACGTTTTCTGTTTACTATTAAGCTCAAATTCCGCAACTCTACTTTCATCAGGTATATAATCTCCTATACTAAAATCAAATTTCTGATAAAGGGTTTCTTGATCACTTTGAATCTTATTTATATTGCCTTGTATATCTCCTACTTTAGAAATAATATTACCGTTTTGATCAACATCATAACCTCCTTTAACAAACCCTTCTTTTAATCTATTATATTCTTTATACTTATTAGTAAATTTTTGTAAATCCTTGTCTAACCCATTATAGACTAAGCTGCTCGTTAAATCTAATGCTTCATCTTTTTTCATCTCTGCATCAGTTGGCCAATTATTTGTACTATAACCATATTTATTTGCAAAGTCTGTTGCTATTTTTCTACGTTTTTTTAATTGATCTGATGTTAACTTATATGAAATGCCCCCTGCTGAATTAGTATAAGGTTTTCCAACTTTTTTATCGTATACTAATAATCTCTCTTTAATCTTTTTACCTTCTTCATAAAACTCGAACGTTGTTCTTAAATACTCTTGATATTCTTTTTTTGTAATATCACCTTCTAAGTATAATGCCCGCATACTTTTTGGTGTAGTATATTCTTTTTTAGTTATATCTTTAGTATTTTCTTTAGTATTTTCTTTATCATCTATCCACCAAGCTTTTTCATTTTTTGTTGATTCTATATCTTCTACATCTTCTACAACATCAACATCAATATCAAGATCAAGATCTATTTCTTCTTCACTTTCAGGTTTTAATAATTCAAAATCTTCTTCTTCATTTGTATTTTGCAAATCTAGATAAGAAATATTATCAAAAGCTGAATTTGAACTATTTTTTGGATAAAGAACTGTTCCAAATAATGCCATTTGTGCAGAATCAGAAAGTCTAAAATCATTTCCAAAACCTAAATCATAATCTCTTTGACTTACAATATTTGTTTCATCTACATCCGTTTCCAGAGTTTCATCTATATCATTTTCTAAAGTTTCATTTTCAGCAACATTTGTTTCTAATACATCTTCTACAGATTCAGTTTTATTATTAAGTTTAGGTTGATCAATTAGATTTCCATCTCCAGATATAAAAAGACCTTGTTTAGTATCGTTTAATTTTACTTTGTATTTTTTTTTATCTATATCAGATAAGTAAAGTTTACTATTTTTATACGTATTACTCAGATTTCCTCCTGCTAGTATTACATATTTACCTTTAGAATCTTGGCCTTCATTTACTATAATGTCTCCATGACTTACATACCCTTTAGTACTATTAGCAAAATCTTCATAAGACCATTTTGATGTTCCTACATTTTTACCGTCTCTTCTACCTTTTACTAATATATCTCCTATCTTATATTCTCCATCTAACTTTTCTGCTACATATCTATTATATTTATAATCAGAATTACTAGCAGTTTTAAAAGCATCACTTACATAACCTGAATGACTTTTAGTAGGATTAAATCCTAAAGTCCTCATTTCATCTTTTGTTTTAGCTCCAGCATTAGCCATTACTGCATTAGATATTGTAATAGCACTCCAATGTTCACTAGGCTTATATGTTACACCCATTCTTTTATTATACTCTTTAAGTATCTTAACTCCTTTAGGATCCCATTCTTTTACACCAGACCAGTTTTTTTCTTGAGTATATGCCCAATCTGTAAGCGATCTATTTGGTGTAACATTTTCAGAACTTAATGTGTTAACAGAAACATTTTCACCTAAAACTTTTGCTACAAGACTTCCTGTACCCCAAGTTTTAAGTTCTTTTATATTAGAAGCAATATTAGAAGCTCCCGCATTATCTTGTAGACCTTTTACAATATTTTTATAGTATGGTAACTTTAATGTTTTTACAGTAGCTATAATACCATATTCTGGAGTAGTATAATTTTTTACTCCATGAGAATTAAATTTGGTTTTATTAACATCCGCATCTAAATTATATGTAGTGTTAAAAGGATTATTTGTAGCTTTTCCACCTTCGGCTTTTTGCCAAGCTATTAAAAACTTTAAATTTTCTTCAGTAATAGGTGCACCTAAACCATTTAATATTTGTTTATAAATTTCTATTGCATTTTTTGAAACCGCCATTATCTTTGAGAATATTGATTTTTAGTATTAAGTATTTTAAATACCATATTGGTATCTTGAGCATCTTTTTTAGTCAACTTTACAAAATTAGTATAATGTCTAAACTTTTTTCTTTGTAGTTGAGACTTATTATAATCTAAGTTAACTTCATTTAGCTCTTGAATATATCCGTTAGCTTTAGTATTCCAAATTGAATTTTGAGAATAGTTACCTAATAATGTTGTAGTGTTTGGTACTAAAGGCCCTGTAGGAGGATAATTAGAACCTTGTGGAAATTCACCTCTATCCTTTGTTATATCCCAAAATTGATTAAATCTATATTTTTGTTCTTCTTTAGACACTAATATATCTACAGACTCTAGATTTATTTTTGGATATTCTTGAGATAATACTACATTATTTTTTGGAAATATATTTAAATTTAAATATCCAGATACTTGTTCAGAATTATAAACAACAGCTTCATCAAAATTATAATCTAATACATGAAACTGATCTACACAAAAAGTACTGTCTCTTTTATAACATTCTAAAAAGTATTCTACGCTTCTTAATGCAGTTACATTTTGACCTGTAGGAAAAGGAACGCCTATTTCAAAAGGATGTTGTATCCCGTAAAAATTACAATAGTTATTACAACCAGCATTATGTTCCCATATACCTCCTAACTTAGTTGTATAATGTTTATTTCTACCTGAAAGATATAAATTCGGGTGCCAGTCATGAAAAGAAATCCATTGTTTGTTTTTAGGATCATAACTTATAGTCCAGGACGCATCTTCAAAAATTCTTTTATCACCAAGTTTAACTCTAATTTTATTTTCTTTTTCACCTTTTGAAATTGTAACTGAAAAAATATCTTCTGATACATATTTTACTTTTCCTTTATATTCAGGTTTTAACATGTAATCTTTCTTTGAAAAATATAACATGCTGTTTCCATTATCATATCCAGCTGAACAACCTATTCCCGCTACAGGATTATCTATATATGTAAAATCAGGAAAGTCTTCAGTAAGTTTGTAAGGTAAAAATTCTTCAAACCACCATTTCATATTAACAGATGATATTTCTTGAAGAGAATCTCCAAAGCTAAATATTTTACCTTGTTGTTGACTTATAAAATAAAGTCCTGCAGGTGTTGAAACTACACCTAATCTATCTTGTGAAGAACCATATTCATATTTAGAATCTGCAGCAGTTACATTTCTTGGAGTTGCTGCAAATAAAAGACCATCCCCAATTGTAGCAGATACACCTATATAATCTTCTCTCTGATCTACACCACCATACATTAAAGGACTTGCATTTTCAAATGTTATAAACATTCCTGTTTTTGCATAACTTTTTACTGAGTTTACATTATTTTTAAATACAACTCTATTTAATGGTAAAAAGGTTCTCCAAGATCCAATTATACTTTCTTTAGTTTCAGGTAATGAATAATTAATAACATTAGGAGATGATGTAAAACATAGCTGTGCTACAGTTGGATCATAATCTCTAGATTGTAAAGTTCCTAAACTAAAAAATTGATTTATAAAAAACTCAGATATACTTAAAGAATAATCATAGTTATAATAGTTACCTGATTTTAATACTTCAGGATTAGTATCAAACAAAGAAGGTAAATCTGTATATCTATATTTGTCGTAATGATACTGTCTTTCAAAATCTCCTCTATTTCTAAAATCTACTAAAACATCACTTTCTACAAAAAAGTCTCTAATTCCACATGCGGCTAAATAAAAGAATGAATTTTTAGGAGTAATAAGTCCAGGATAACTTAGAGTACTATTAGCGAGTCTAATATAGTTTTCACTATCTAAATTATAATATGCGCTTGGAAATAATCCTGTTCCTGTAGTAAAGAGAGGGGCTATAAGACTTTGAAGTAAGTTATTTATATTAATTTCACTTATATCCCAAGGTTCACTATTTGCCCAAAACTTTGGAAATGGAACAGATGGATATAAAAAGTAATTCCATGCTGTTCCTCTAGGTGCATCATATAACCAATCAGTAAAAAAAGGCATTATATTTTTTTCAGTAAATCTATTTATATAAGTATCACCTCCAAAAAATAAATCTGTTTGTTGAATCTTTTTTTGTATAACTATTGGACAACCTGGATCTGCACCTTGCGTTTCTGCTAAATTATTAAAATCTATTTTTTGTTCACAAGGTGTTGCTACTATTTGAGCAATTGTATTTAACTGACCGTATTGATTTTTAATACTAAATTTTAAACCGCCGTAATGACTTGCTATAGAATTAGAAAAGGGTTTCTTTTTACCTTCAGGTTTATGATTAACATCATTAAATGTAGTTGACGCCATATCTAATGTCATCAAAGATTGATCAACACTAGGAGTATTGGGACCACCTTGAAGTATATAATCTGGTCCTACTTGTACTCCATTTGGTGTTGTTACTCTTGTTACAACTTTGTCAGGTCTATTAAGATTATTTATTCTATAACTGACTGAGTTACCTAAACTATCTTGAAATTCAGGAAAATCTTGAACATCACTAAATAAATAAATCGCATCTTCAACTGAATATCTATTTTGAGTTTGAAGATTATTCTTAAATAAATCATACTCACCATGTCCTATTAACTCTAAAGCATATTGTCTAAATGTTGATATAGCTCTTAATAAATCTACAGTAACATCAACACCTTCTAAAAAGTAAAAAAGGGTTTCCCCAATACCACTTGTAAGTGCGCTTAATTGTGAAGGAAGTACATCTTTACTTGTATAATTTCTACTTATAGTAGGTGTTGTAAGATATTTACCTTCATCAAAAATAGCTTGATTTTGAGCAACCATAATTTCATCAAGTGAGTCACCA